AGCGCCGAGGAAAGATCTTGGCGAGAGAGGGTCCACGCTTTTTTGCTCACAGAAGACGATTTCAAGAAGGGCTTCACGCCTGCGCAGATGGGCTATTTTTTGAAGCGTATGAACGGCGTTCCGATGGGCGGTTACAAGTTATCCGTCGAGCGTAACGATTCAAACGGGAAGTATTATCAGATAACAAAAGTCGATAGCGAGGAGAAGGAATAATGGCTAAACGAGAAGAAGTTCGCCGTAAGATTTTAACCGCCTCTATCAATGCAGCATTGTCTCAAGGTTTATTTACCTTGAATGAAGACGATGACCAACCGCACAGCATGCTGCAAAGTTCAGACGGTATCGATTACGAGTTTATCGCGTTCGGTTATCACTGTGCAGCCAACGCTAGGGGGATCGGTTGGGGCGAAATATCCCTAACCGTAGTCATAGAGCCAAAATCAAAGTCACAGTATTCGTTAGGTGGGTACATGGGTAGCGCTGCACGCGCATTACGGACGTACCACGCAGTAGCAGCAGCTTGTGGTTGGTTAGAGCGTCGCACGAGTAAGTATATTCAAGACTCAGATAGTTCGTATATGTATAGCGGTAATAAAGAAATTACCGATAAAATACACAGCGTAGACATCCTACCGGATGGCTTCAAAACAAGCGGTAAATTTTTTCGGTAGAAAGGACCCCAACATGACAATGCTCAAGGGAAAGTACATCATCCACGACTCCGGCGAGACGTATCGTACAGGAGAGATCATCGACTCTAACGAACAGTACGCGCTCGTTCGCGAAGATTTTATGAAGGATCCTGATGGCCCCGCGAACATGATGCAGATCGTCAGTTTGAAGGAGATGGCGACAGCGTTCGTGGACGACGGGGAGCGAGCGGAGTGGCAGATATTTGGATCGCTCGAGGAACGATCCAAATATATGACCTTCTTCGGAATGGCTGGTCCGGGCGAGCAGGATGACGAGGACGAGAGCGACAACGTTATTCCGTTAAAGGCGCATTGAGTCATGACCAACATCAAGAAGATAAAGAAGCACAGCCAAGAGCTCTCAAGCCTGATTGCCGACACGCTCGAGGACTATTTGGACCAGCACAACCTGAGCCCTCAAGAGGAGCATAATATTGTCGTCAATGCCCTTTTGACATTGACGACATATCCCCTCGAGGACATCAGCCCAGAGCATCGGCAGGAGGCGATCGACACGTTTCTCTCCGTAGCCCGCGAGAACATGGAGTCGTTTCACTCTTTCCTTCGGAAAGAGTTGAAAGAGGGAAATTAGGATGATCAGCGAATTTCTTGATTTTGTACTCGAACGGGAAGCAATCCGGATTCGAAAAGAATCCGGAATTCCTTCACCGTGGACGCACGACCCTATTCTCGCGACAGGGTATTTCTGCAACGTTCGTCGGAACGACGATAAGGTTACGCGATGGTTACGCGATAACTGGTTTGAGCCGAACAAGGACGATGAAGACATTTTCTTTGCTGCGTCAGTCGCCCGCAATATTAATCTACCAGCGACGATGGCGGAGATCGGGTATCCAGTTCCTTGGGACCCCGATAAGTTCTTTACTGTAATGACGGAGCGATCCGCCCGCGGCGAGAAGAGTTATTCCGGCGCATATATGATTCGGGCCGGATTGACGGAGGGCGACATCAAGGCGAGGTATCAGCGGGATTCAATGTTCAACCCCCTTTGGGAGCGACGGGAGTTGATTCGCCCACGGTGGGGCGACACGCTCGCCGAATTTCACGAGCGATTGATGGGCGAGATGAATTTTGGGTCTTTTATGGCAGCACAAGTGGTGGCGGACACAAAACCATACGGGCACCTTAAGGACGCGCCCGATTGGTTCACATGGTGCGCACCGGGACCGGGAAGCCAGCGCGGGTTGAACACGTTACACGATCGCGACTTACATCAGCAGTGGAGGCCACATCATTTCCTCGAGGAAGTTCAGGAATTGCAGAAAGCGATCAACCGCAAACTAAAGATGACGCCCCCATTGGACGCGCAAGACGTGCAGAACTGTCTTTGCGAATGGAGTAAGTACTACAAGGCAAAATATCTCGGCGTCTCTGTAAGACGAAAGTATCGGCATGAAAACACATAAGGTGAACATCGACGACGGTCTTTGCGCAAGCGCCCGGAGGTTATTGGCAAGCGGCGAGGCACATCCGGAGGATCGCATAGAGGCATATCGACGCGATCAACTATGCCTGTCGGGCATAGTTGGGCGCGTGGCAAACCTAGAAGTGAGCGGAACGACATTCATCAAGTATAAAGAAAAGGACAACGAGGAATGATTATCCAGATTTGCGGAACAAACGCTTCGGGGAAGACGACTATCGCTAGGAAGCTCCTAGCGATATCGTCTAGAACGCCGGTAAACGTCACTGGAGCGTTCAAACTCATCGGCCACGACCTAACCCTCTCTGGGCAAAAGACACGTCTCCTTGGGCCTTACCGGGAGGACGGTAAGACCACGTCACATGGCATGGACAAGCTGGGCGGAACGGCGGAATGGCAGTATGACTTCATCAAAAAACAGCTGGACGAAAGTCCAGTTGTTATTTACGAAGGCATGCGCGTTGCAAACCACAAGAGAACAGCCCCGTTCATAACCGGCGGCATCCCGTTTCATATTGTCCTACTGACAACGCCGATGCCTGTCGTGCTTGAGTCCCTCGTCGCCCGTCGCGCAGCGAAGGGCGTGCCACCGTTGGAAGACACTAAGCATATTCACCTCAATTACAAGCGCAGTGTGAATTTTGCGAATGCTATGGAGCAGCTCGGTGCGAGTGTCCATAAAGTCAGCCGAGACAACGCGGTAGAAAAAATTTTAGAAATCTTACTAAAGCCCACTTTACTTCCTCAAGAAAGCGAGCTATAACATGTTTATTGAAAACGAGCAGGAGAACGAAAATGACCAATATCACTGAAACCTCTCTTAAAGTTTTTCTGGCTTATGCGGCCGACGCCGGTAACTGGAACGGAACGCCGCTGGTCGGCGGTAATGTGGGCGGTGGCAAGGAAGAGCGCGGCAATCTTACTCAGCTGAAGCAGAAGGGTCTGATCGAGACGTTCAAGGATGAAGGTCTCGTTTGGGTCAAGTTCACTGACGCTGGCAAGGCGCTGGCTCTTGAACATGGTGTTGAGGTTTTCGAGTATTAATTGGCGAGGGGCGAGTGCCCCTCTCTTTCCCTCTCTATCAATAAACGGAGTCCACAATGTTCACAGTCGAAACCCACAAAACGTATGATTCCGCCTATGCTTCAATTTGCATGGGCTACGCGGATGGAACATTCGACCCCATGAACCCGCCCAAAATTGTGGAAACGGAAGTAGGCGAATTCGCAATCCAAACCGCCGCCGCTCTCTAATCAATAACAGGGGCGAGTGCCCCGCCCTCATTTTCTGTAAACGATGGAGAAATACAATGCAGTATGAAGACGACACTTTCCTTCGCAAGTACAAGAATGCGCAAATTTATTATTCCTGTGAGGGCATCGGGTATTATTGGGAAGAGCCGAACGGGGTTGTGGGCGGCGAGGATTTTGACAACATCGACGATTGTTTGGCGGATATCGACGCCCAGCGTGCTCAAGAAGAAAAAGCGCTGACCAAACCGATGGCGTACATCGACCGTTATTGACCCCGGAGAACACCCAATGAAACTCTACACTTTCGAATATTTCTCTCCTGTCACTGACACTTGGCTGACGCATTACGCCCCCAGCGAGGAAGCAGTCCTTGTGGCGAGGGGCGAATACGTAAAGTACGCCGAGGAGCCGGGCTGGGTCAAGGGCTGGAAGATTATCAACATTAAGCCAGACGCCGCAAATATTTGCAATATGTTGAATATGGCTACGGAAGAAAAGAACAGCGAATTATTCGGCGGGACGTCGATAACAGGACACTGAAAACGAACAGGAGTATAACCAATGAAACGCATCGCAGCATATTCGGTCGGGTGGGGAACGCCGACGGACGAGACGACCGAGACAAATCGCCCAATTATCTCGAACCAGCAGGCCAAGGTTATGCGCGACGCTGAATGGAAACGACTCAAGAAAGAGGGTCGGAATGTAAAGCGTTCAGTTCTACGCGGTCAGTTGCGTCAGTATTGGGGGTTGTTCAACCCTTGCGGTATTGTCTCAGATGTGTATGAAATCTACGAGTATGATTACTAAGGAGAAATAACGATGATACACGACGCACGCGTGAAAAAATATGCAGCGCTTCAAGGCCCAGTTCCTGTCGCGCCACTTATCGCGGAGGGCGCGGGATCAGAGCTGAACGACCGTTACGCAGGTAAGTTGGTCGATGCGTGGATTGCGCATATCGGTAAGAAAACTTTGAACGCAGACTGCCAAACGGCGATTAATCTGCGGCTGAATCGTAGTTCGTTACAGTGCGGAACGCCACAGTCGCAGACGCGACTTGCCAAACTTATAAGAGACGGTTACGCTGATTCGCTGATTGGCATGCAAGTTGACACTGGAACGCGCGGGCGATTTTGCATCAGTTTCGCAACGCTTGACAAATATGACGAAGACAGTGCGTTGCTTACATTGTCTGTGACCATCCTCAGCGGGCGGGGGCAGGTGTACCCGCAGGGCAACGTAACTTACAGCTTGGCCCGGCTTACACGACATGCGCTCATTCGCCTTGTTCAGCGCGGAGGTTGCGAGCGCCCGGAAGAGCTGACAGAAATTATCCGCCATGCGTATTATTCTCTGTTCATGATTGGTTTGCGATTACCGGCTGACGATTTGGGCGGGGCATGGCTGATTCCGTTCAGGATGCCTGACGGGGCGATTGCTGCTTTTGCAGCCACGAAGCAGCATACAGAAAAGGGCAAGAGCCGGTCTATTCTGAAAACTTTTTTACACGAGGACCAGTTGGCACTGGAGCAGATGGACGCATGCGCTGCGTTGTACGATTGGGTCACGAGCAACAAAGTTGAGGAGTGCGAGTCTTACGAGAAGTGGTTGGTGAAATTTCAGCGGTATCTGCGGGACTGTCGGATGCGCGCGCAGCAAGAAGAACAAACAGATTATGGGCACGCTACAAAGCGTTCTGGATGAGACTGGCAAGAAATAAACGATGTTGCTCGCCCACAAAATCGCACTCGACCCGAACAAAGCGCAACGCGAGTATTTCGCTCGCGCCAGCGGTGTCGCTCGATTTGCGTTTAACTGGGCGTTGGCGGAATGGCAGACGCAATACAAGGCAGGCGGTAAGCCGTCCGATGTTTCTCTGCGACGCCAGTTGAACGCCATCAAGCGCGAACAATTCCCGTGGATGTTCGATGTGACGAAATGCGCTGTGCAAGAGGCGGTTATTGACCTTGGCGCAGCGTTCCGTGCGTTCTTTGAGAAGCGCGGCAAATATCCACGCTTCAAGAAAAAGGATGGCCACGCCAGCTTTTGCGCCGCCAATGAGGTTGGGACATTCCGCGCTGACGGCAAGCGTATCAAGCTGCCAGTCGTCGGCTGGTTACGTATGCGCGAGGCCGTCCGCTTCTCCGGCCCTTTGAAGCGCGCGACCGTCTCCAAAGAGGCCGACCGCTGGTATGTGTCGATTATGGTCGAGACTGACGACGTTAAGCTCGTTGAGCAGCCGCTTGGCCCGGTTGGCGTTGACCTTGGCGTTAAGACGCTGGCGACACTCTCAACCGGCGAGAGCATTGAAGGCCCGAAGGCGCAAAAGACCGCGCTCAAAAGACTGCGCCGGGCTAATAAGGCTCTGGCGCGAAAGCGTCGCGGCTCTGCCAATTTCCGCAAGGCCAAACGTCGTCTTGCCCGTCTTCATGCCCGTATTGCGAATGCTCGCAAGGACGCTACGCATAAGCTGACGACGCGCCTAGCCAAGACGCACAGCGTGATTGGCATTGAAGATTTGAACGTGCGCGGAATGTCCGCAAACAGAAAGCTGGCCCGCGCCGTTCTGGACGGCGGTTTCTTCGAATTTCGGCGGCAACTGGAATACAAGGCGCGGCTTTATGGCTCGCGTGTTGCTGTTGCCGACCGCTGGTATCCTTCGAGCAAGACCTGTTCTTGCTGCGGTGTCGTTAAGCCGACACTGGCCTTGTCGCAAAGGACGTTTAATTGCGACGACTGTGGATTTGAGGCCGACCGCGATGTAAACGCGGCTATAAACCTCGCAAAACACGCCGCAAGCTCTGCGGTGTCAGCCTGTGGAGAGAACCGCTCTGGCGTGAAGCGCAAGCCTCGCGTGAAACGGTCCTCGACGAAGCAGGAAGAAAATACTGCGCTCAAAGAGGCTGCGTAGATTTATGCAGATTATTGAGATTATCGCAGACATTTCAGAGCGGCGGACATATTTGGGAGTGCACGAACGAAGAGCCTTATCCGGGCCGGAATGTCGCTGTTCTCGAGCGAGCGAAATCAGGAGCGTCATGCGTGACGATTGCGAAAGAGTTTGAGATTTCTCGGCAGAGGGTGTCGAAGATTCTGCACGCTCAGAGCTATTATTTGTCAGACCGCAAGAAAAATAAAAAATTTTCGTAAAGTATACTTTACTTTCGTCAGAAAGTCCGCTATAAACGAATCATCAAACGAACAGGAGAACAACGATGATTACGCTGACCGAATACGAAAACAATATCCTCAACAACGCTAAGTACTACGGCGTTAGCCTTTTCCTCGGCGCGGGCCGCCATGACGCTTATACGACTAAAACGCTCGCTGAGGCGCGTGAGGTCGGTGAGAAAATGATGGCTCATCATAAAAATGGCCGTAAAGCGCTGATTTATGCTATCGATGCCAAGGGCTCCGCTACGCTGGTCACGGAGTAATCGTTATGCCAATGATGACGGTTACGCAATGTGCTGAATTTATGGGCGAAGATTTCGTGTTCGAATTCGAATGCGATGTTTACCATTTCGGCTCAGACGAGGATGCATGGGGGGATGATCCCGGCGCAGGGCCGGAGTTTGATGTTGAAAGCTGTTGTATGTATCGGGACACACCGCGGCAGGAAGCACCAGCGATGGAAGTCACGGGAGCAATGTTATCGCTCATAGAAAAAATTTTCTATGAGAAAAACGCTAAAGATATCGTAGACAATGCGGCCGAGGAATACTGGACCAATAAATGGTCGGGCCACGATTATTAAGGATCTTCAATGGAACTTGTCAAATACCGCGACATGTATGTTCGCGCTGGCTTGAACGTTGACAAAGAGATGGTCAAGCAATGCTACGATAACTACCAGCATTTCGATAATCTCGACGGCGCAGTCGTTATGGACTGGGGTATGAACATCGGTGGTTTTGGCAAGATGATGGCTGGCCACGCTATTAAGCAGTATATCGGTGTTGAGCCCCACCCCGAGAATTTCGAGGTCGCTCAAAAGAACCTCGGCGAGTACGAAAATTTCACGCTCATAAATGCGGCTGTCACGACAGCGATGGTTGACACTATCGATCTGTGCCTGACGAAGAGCAAACAGAATTTGTGCTCGGGCGCGACGAACATTAAGAGTAATGGCGCGCGGGGGATGCGTACTGTCGTTATCCCTGTGAAAACGGTAAATCCCCTCGAGCTGATAATCAAGCATCAGCCTACACATCTAAAGTGCGACATTGAGGGCGAAGAGTACCGGATTTTCGGCGATATGGAGTGGCGCGTCCCGGATTGCATCCAGCAGCTGGCGCTGGAGTTTCATTGGCAGGATAAGGTGCTGGCTTATGACCTCTACCGGAAGAAACTCATGGATCAAGGTTTCAAGCCGATTTATGAAGAGCTGAATTACATCAAGGGCAAGAAAGAGACGACGTTCCTCGGCAAGCCGCTCGCTTATCGTAACATTTGGGGGCTTGACGGTGTATACACACGCTGAGAACCGCGATAAGCCATTCATTGATTGGCGCGCGCCCGAGCGTCGGATGGAGGGGTTTCTCCTCTGGCTCGATTGGCGGATGACGTATAATGACCTTGATCATTATATGTGCGCCAATACTTACCGTGATTCGGCAGGAGGCAAATCGCCAACTGGCGCTCCGATGACGGAGGAGCAGACGCTTTGGTATTGCCTGATTTACGGGATGACTTACCAAACCGAGATGGCATGGGTCATTTACTGGCATTTTCCGGACTTCTGGAAAATTAACATCGACGAGTTGCAGAAGTGGAATTTAGATAATCTGGTAAAGCAACTCTACGCAAAAGACACCAAGTATAATAAGGGCCGGATCACTGAACAAGTGAAATCCATGCAGGAATTGATAGGCCCCTATGGGTCTATCAAGAGCTGGGTTGAAAAGCAGCTAACGAATGACGAGAATACATCGTTCGTTAATATGTTCAACGAAGTTTCCCGGCTGCATAAATTTGGGAGAATGACGAGTTGGCTGTTTACGCAGGCGTTGTTTGAGACAGCGAATCTGCCTGTGCGCCCGGATACAATGCTGTGCACCGATCCCACGTGTTGGTCAGTTCGCTCGGGCCTGTGTTATCTTTATGGTCGTGACGATCTGATCGAGGCAAAGACTAAGGTTAAATTGAGCCCCGCTGATTTGCAATGGATTGCGGCGCGTGAGCGCGATTTGTACGCACAAGCGTATGAGTATATCTCAGCAGCGAACAAGCCAATATTCTCGAATTATCTGTTGGAATCGCAGCTGTGCCAGTATAAAAAGCTGGTGCTGGGAGGCGATTACGGTGGGCATTCGTCAGGCGATCATTTTTCTCGTGGGTCAAAGCTGCGCGACAGATGGGGCGACGCCGTAAATTTCTCCGCATTCTTCGAAGACGCAATAGCCAAGCATCACCCACTGGTGCGGGGCAAGCGGGAGAATAAGCCGCTACGCGATCTCTGCGTCAAGACGGGCCAGTTAATCAATATGCATCAAGAGTATGACTATCTGCCGAATATGTATCTGGAGTTGGGTATTGATCCGGACTGGCTGTTCGGCGAAGAGCACAATCGACTAATCGAAAAGAAAATCGAGGCGTTTCATGTCTAAAAAAGTAAAAGTTGCAGTGGTCGGTATCGGCAATTGTTTCTCTTCTCTTTACCAAGGTTTGACTTATTACCACGGTTACGATGAAGAGACCATACCGGGCATCATGTTTCCTCGCATTGGGGGGTATCATCCGACGGATGTTAATGTCGTCGCAGCCTTTGATGTTGACCGGCGTAAGGTTGGGCGCTCCGTGGGCGAGGCCATTTTTGCAAAACCTAATTGTGCCCGTGTATTCTGTGAACACGTACCAGCGGGCCCCACCGTTTTAATGGGGCACCCTTTAGACGGGATCTCGGAACATATGGAACAGCAGCCGGAGAAATACGGGTTTAGAGTTTCTAACGAAAAGCCGGTCGACGTTGTGAAGGTGTTGAAAGACTCCGGAGCCGACATCCTTATCAATTATCTGCCGGTAGGTTCGCAGGAAGCAACTGAATTTTACGCTCAGTGCGCGATTAACGCAGGCGTCGCTTTCCTCAACTGTATCCCAGTTTTCATAGCGAGTGACCCGAACTGGGAAAAGAAATTTATTGATGCTGGACTACCCATTATCGGCGACGATATGAAATCCCAGTACGGCGCCAGCATCGTTTCACAAATCCTTCAGGAGCTCGCTTTCGATCGGGGGGCAGTTGTTGACATGCATAATCAGCTGAACGTGGGTGGAAATTCTGATTTTTTAAATATGACTAATCAGAGTCGGTTAGCATATAAGAAAATTTCTAAAGAAAATGTTATTAGGGCGCAATACGATATCCGAAACATGCCCGTAGGTGACGAAACACTTTTCGCTGGTCCGAGTACTTGGATACCAGCGCTGAAGGATCAGAAGACGGCATATTTTAATTTGAAATTACGCGGATTCGGTGATGCGCCGATATCTTTCGAAGCAACTCTGAAGGTTCAAGACTCTGAGAATAGCGCGGGCATAGTGATCGATGCTATTCGTTATATGATGGTCGCCAAGGAACTTGGCATTTGCGGGTCACTTCGTGGACCGTCAGCATACACCCAGAAAACGCCGCCACAGCAGATGCATTATGCCGACTCACGGGCGGAATGCGAAGCTTTTGCCAAGCGGGACATCACCGCATTGAAAGCTCGGAACACTTATGCCAAAGGTTAACACTTACGACATTGATGGCGTCATATTCCTAGGGGAGTATGACGGCCTTTATCCGGGGCCGGACGATATAATCGTTACGGGGCGCAGTTTCGAAGAG